CTTTTCGTTCAACAAATTCAAGATATCAGGGTTCTGTGGTTAATAACATAATAAGGATTTCCGCTGACACATCTTTAGATACAACCTTCACAGGTGCTGCTTTAAGTAGTGGGGGTTCGATACGGGCAATCGCCGTTCAACCAAATGGAAAAATATTGGTTGGCGGTTTCTTCTCAACATACAGTGGTCAACCTTATAACAATTTAGTGAGGTTAAACTCAGGAGGAACAATAGATACTACATTCCAAATAGGTTCAGGCCCCAACGGGATTGTCAATACAATTAAAGTTAGTGGTACTACTATCTATATAGGTGGAGAATTTACAACATATGATGGAAACCTAAGTACTGGCGTAGCTTCGATTAAAAATGATGGTTTTCAAGATGGACAATTTAATAACAAATACACATTTGAAAATTATTTAGGATATACTAATTTTCCCCTTAATGGTATTGTGAATGATATTCATATTGAAAGTAATCAAGATGTTTTAAAAATAGTTTTGGGTGGTGTATTTGGGGGTTACTCAGGTAACACCTCACAGAGTGTTGTTAGGTTAAAAACACCAACAGAGAATAATAGTGGTGCAAGCACAGGTTGTTATACGATATTAGACTATATACCACAATGTACGGACTGTATAAACAGTGGTACTACATTGAGTAGTGGTCCATTTGTTGATTGTACTGTATGTGATTTGATACCTACACCAACACCAACGCCAACATTAACACCAACGCCAACATTAACACCAACACCGACAATTACAGAAAATTGTTGTTCTACTTGGAACCTACCACCTAAGACAGGAGTACTTACAGCAATTTATCAGGCGGTGCTATGTGATAATTCAGTTGATAATATTTTGGTTCAAAATGAGGCTAAATTAGTTTGTGCCAAAAACGTTACTATGTTATCAGGAGGGCAAACACCCTACATTCAAGATTATTGTATATGTCCAACACCAACACCAACTAAAACGCCAACTAAAACTCAAACGCCGACTAACACTCAAACACCAACTTTCACACCAACGCAAACTCAAACTCCAACCAATACACAAACAAACACACCAACACAAACAATTCCATCAGAATCAGTTGTTGTGTTTAGACAGTGTCAGTGTGAAGGAAATGGTGTTTATGTTGTTACTGGACTAATACTAATACCAAATCCTACAGATAGATATATATTCAGAAATGGAAGTTGTTATACCTTTGAATCGTTTTCATCAAGTACAGTTTGGGATGAGGTAATTACAAGTTGGAATTTAATTTCAAACAATGCAAACGCTTGTCAAAGTGCTTTTTGTTGTGCTAGCCCAACACCAACAATTACACCGACACAAACTACCACACCAACTTTTACTCAGTCTCCAAGTTTCACACCTACTGTAACACCAACACTAGTTTATCAGAAAACATTCAGAGGACAAAATTGTTGTTCTGGTGAATATCAAATATTGACATTGACAAATCTAACACAACAACAGTATAATCTTCTAACAGATGAAATTGTTGTATATTTAAATCCACCAATTGACAACTGTTATCAATTGACGGAAGTCCCCAACCAACCAGCAGATTTGGTCGCAGATGTTGGTGTTATCTACGGTAGAAATGAGTGTCTACAATGTAAAGTTAATTCTGAGCCAAACAATTGTTGTTGCCCGCCGGTCATAACCTATGTTAATATTGTTTATAGTCAAATTTTATTAACTAGTATTTGGGAGGTAGGCTTCGAAATACCTGATTGTGGTACTGATTGCTGCGATGTTAGAATACAATACTCTGTTGTCGGCTCAACAGGCCCTTGGATAACCGTTACGGACTTCAATTCTAATAGTTGTCAATCACCATATAGCGTCAACAATTTCAACTCATCTTTACCGACAACCACACCAAACGTATGGTTTAGAATGTCTATTTTTTGTTGTGAACCTGACCAACCACAAGGTCAAACATCATGTACAAATTGTGTGAGAGAAGAAGTTTTTGGTACACCATATCAATATGTTGCAATTTCTCCGATACCTACTCAGACGCCAACACCAACACCAACATCTGGCATTCAAAATATTATTGATTGCGAGTTGTATGGGTATATTTACACAGACTCTTTAGACGACTCACTACCACCAAGTTATGACCAGGCTAAAGTAGACGGATTTTCAATACCTAATTTTATTGTTGTACAAAGTAATCTAACATATGAAAGTAGTGTACAATACAATCTTATAACTAATAATCATGTTTACAAAGTTGCATCTGGTAATGTTGAAATATCTACTTATTCATGGGGGAGTAACTTAGTCTTCAATCCACAAACTATTTACCCTCAATCAGATATATATTTAAATAGTTACAATTACACAGGTAACTTAAATAATGTTACTTTTTGTAGGCAAGTAAGAATAGCGCAAATCCCAAATCAAAAATTTTGGGCAATATCAACAAAAAGTAATGGTTTTGTTGTGGTAACAGTAAGAATGCAAGCCGCTAATGACGCCGTATTTTCATTTTATGAATATAATGATAGTTTTAGTTGTAATGGACCAACACTGACTTTATCGTCTAATTTTATTTGTCAAATTTCACTTGCTGGACTTCCTACCATAACTCCAGGTTGGATGGTAAATTGGACAAACCAAGTAATAAAACTTGATAATAATAAATACTTATTTACAATACCATATAATATTGGTAGTGCATTTTCTTCGCGTATCGCTCAAATAGATAGTTCAGGTAATTTAGAGTTTACGACCTCAAGTTTTTACCCTTGCCCTAATTTATTTGTTTATCAAGGTAATTTATATTCCATTGGTAAAGAACAATACCAAGGTTTGAATGGTAATTATAATTGGCAAAACTCTACTTGTAATGACAACAAACAAATTTCTTTATACAAAGCAGTTTGGAATGGTTTAGATTGGGACTGGGACTATCAAACTTGTATTAACATCTCATCACCAGCACAAATTGGAGATTTAGCTTTTGCAAGAACCAAGGGCGGGTGTTCAAAAGCATTCAATCTTGCTCAAGGGCCTATACCTTCACCAACCATAACACCAAGTAATACTGTAACACCAACAGTTACCCCAACACACCCTATTTCTCAAAATGAGATTTTGTTGTTTTTTGAAAGAGTTATCCCGTCAGAGAGTACTTACGTTTCTCCTAATGGTATTGGTATAGGTAATACAGTTTATTCAGTTGCAGAACAATTATTTTCTAATTGTTCCATTAATCAAGGTAGCGCTCAGTATTTTTTTGGTTCGACTGTCTATCTTTCAGACCAATTAATGGGTTTAAAATATTATTTACTTGACCAAAATATTAAAAATGTTTTGAAAACTGATTACACCAACAATTTAGATGGGGGGTATGTTTCTTGGTTAGCATATGGACCACACGTAATGAATAAAATGTTCTTTACTGAACGCAAAAAAACCTCATACTGTTGGCAGTGGTCACAAGCGGCATATCCTGGACAATGCAAATTAAATCCTATGTATTTAAATGGGAATTATCAAGGACTCACATTACCGTCTGCGGTATCACCTATTGTTGAATGGGAAAACCAACCAACAAATTTTTTGTTTGACGGAACTAATTTATATGTTATTGTGACTCAAAAATATTATGATAACAATTTAACTTTTTCAAGTTTCAGACGAGGAAGATTTTTAATTAATATTACAATATTTCCTATAGACATTGTCGGACCTACCCTCTCTAATAAAGTTCAACCACCGGGTTATCTTAATCAGGGGTATAGTGATAAGATATTAAACACAACACAAATATGGAATTCTAATAATACAAATGAGGGTTGGTTTGTCGAGCAAGACACTAGAATGGATAATATTATGATGAACTATGGAAATTGGGACGACGGTTCTTATTACTTTTACACTATGAAAATACCGGCAAATCGATATCCTATAACTGATGAAATACCATCCCAATACTTGAGTTTATCCAATTGTGATGTAAAAATTGAATCATGTATTAGATACAATTATTTTGCTAAATTTGGAGTTTATCGACAACCATTCAGCGCGGGATGTGGTAGCCAAGAAACACTTTTATTTACAATAGAACAAAATGTTGTAAGTTCATTACCTTTTGACAATCCTTTCATATATGAAATAATACAATCATTTAAAACTACAACAAACAAAATAATTTTCTTAGTTAGTATAATGTCAGGAATACCAACAACTACAACTGAAGATGTTAGAATAGAAAGAGGCATGAGACTTATACAATTTGACCTTAGTGGTAATTTGGAATATTTGTTACCTATCGAATGTCCATTCCAAGTATTTTTTTATAATAATAACATTTATGGAAGATATGCTCCGTCTTCAGTTAGCTCTTCTTATAATTCTATAGAAATCTATATATTAAATTATTCAGTTATAAATGGATGGTCGTGGATATTAGATATCAACGACACTACAAATACAACTCAAAGTGGGTGGAACCAACAAGCAAATTTTACAAAGCAGGCTAACAACACAACAGACCTTTGTCAAATTTGTGGATGTTGTTAATGTTTCTATTTATATTGAGTTATTATTTCATATTTTTTTATCAAAAAATCATATGAAAATTTTTATACAAATAGCATCTTACAGAGACCCAGAGTTAGAAAAAACAATTAAATCAGCAATTGAAAACGCAAAAAAACCAAAGAATTTAGTTTTTGGTATTGCTCGTCAATATCACCCTGATGATAAGTTTGACACCTTAGAAGAGTACAGAAAGGATAAGAGATTTAGAATATTGGATATTCCATATTTAGAATCAAACGGAGCGTGTTGGGCAAGAAATCAAATCCAACAATTATATAAAGGAGAAGAATATACATTACAAATTGATTCCCATATGAGGTTTGCACCAAATTGGGATGATGAAATGATTAAGATGGTTAAATGGCTCCAGAAGAAAGGGTATAAAAAACCACTTCTTACAGGTTATGTTTCATCATTCAATCCTGAAAATGACCCCCAAGAAAGAATTCCTGAACCTTGGAGAATGGTATTTGATAGATTTATTCCCGAAGGTGCAGTTTTCTTTTTACCTGAAACAATCCCTGGTTGGCAAGACCTTACAGAACCTGTAACGGCAAGATTTTATTCGGCGCACTACGGTTTTACATTAGGTCAGTTTTCACAAGAAGTACAACACGACCCCGATTATTATTTCCACGGAGAGGAAATTTCAATTGCTGCAAGAGCATACACACATGGATATGACTTATTTCATCCCCATAAAGTATTAATTTGGCACGAATATACAAGAAAAGGAAGAACAAAGCAGTGGGATGACGATAAAGATTGGGTTTCAAAAAACAACACTTGTCATCTAAAAAATAGAAAATTATTTTCTATGGATGGTGAAACATATAATCCTGATGAATTTGGAATTTATGGTTTTGGAACGGAAAGAACGTTAAGAGACTACGAAAAATATTCAGGTTTGTTATTTGAAAAAAGAGCGATTCAACAAGAAACTATTGATAAAAAATATCCACCAAACACATATAATTTCGAAAACGAGGAAGATTGGAAAAATAGTTTCGCAACAATTTTTAAACATTGTATTGATATTGGATACGCACAAGTTCCTGAAACGGATTATGAGTTTTGGGTAGTTGCTTTCCACGATGAAAAAGATGAAACAATTTTTAGAAAAGATGCTGACCCATCAGAAATACAAAGAATGATGAATGACCCTGATGGTTATTGTAAAGTATGGAGAGAGTTTCAAACATCTCACAAACCAAAGTATTGGGTGGTATGGCCATACTCAACATCTAAGGGATGGTGTGAGAGAATTACAGGAAACCTTTAATGAAAAAAATAATTTTTAGTTATCTACATTATATGGGGTGGGGTGACTCCCTAATAAGTTTATTTGACATAATTAATTGTGCCGAATATATTAAAACAAATCATAGTGATATTGAAATAACTTTAGTAGTTAATGATTGCTCGTCAAAAAATATAAGTGACATTTTTCCTCAAGTATTTGACATTAATTTTTTCAATTCTTTTTTTGATAAATTTATAATACAAGAAAAACAATTCCATCAATTTACAACAAATAATAAGTGTGAGTTAGATAATATTAGTTATAATAGAGTGTATTCAGGTAGAAATTACGATATGACACCAAATGTTCCTGGAATATTTGATGTTTTCGTAAACGATGACTTCAATGAAGAATTCAAAACTTTAGACATCCCATTTACAAAATTTACATTTAACGACGACGGGTCATCAATAATTAAAGATTTCCCAATTTTTAATAAAAATGTATTGGATATTGTTGATGAATATATTAATAAAGAATTGGTAAATGGATTTAAGTCAATACATTATAGAATATCGGACACACCATCACCCAATAACTTTGAAAAGTTACAGGAAATTAAAAAAATACTTAAAGATAAATTATCTCAAGAGGATACTCATTTTCTATTAACTAATCATGGTATACCTAAGAAAGAATTGATGTCTGTAATACCAAATCATAAAGATGAAATGATTAATGGTTATAATATGAGTAACAGAACTGTCATAAGTGACCCTGTAATATCTATGGTTGAATTATTAATAATTAGTAGAGGTGACTACATTTATACTTATGGAGACTATCCTTGGATAAGTTATTTTACTTTTTATGCTAGAAACGTAAAAAGAGTAAAACATAAATTTATTGAAGGATTATAAAATATGAAAATATTATATGTTATATTATCCTGTGATAAATATGTTAATTCTAGATGTATTTCCAGTGAAGAAACATGGGTAAAAAACATTAATAGTGAATCTGATTATGTGATATTATCTGCTAATCCAATTAGAGATAAAGTTATTGGATATATGACTGCTGATGACTATTGGTCACTACCAATAAAGATGTTCAATTTGTTTACTAAATTTGACTTCAAAGAATTTGAATGGGTTTTAATATTGGATGACGACGCATTTTGTTTTCCAAACAGAATTGAAGATTATATTAATAGTAATAAATTTAATCACAATGAAAAAATTTGTATCGGTAACAGAAACTGTGAATTTATGGAGATGGGAGATGTTATTTTTTGTGGTGGAAGCGGAACATTATTGTCAATTGGAACCGTAAACGCTCTGAAAGAGTCCTTATTAAAAGATGAAAACCATATCAAGTACCGATGTGGAGATTGCTCTTTATTTGATTGGTTAAAAAAAACAGATTCGATTTTAATAAACGCCAACCCAAATGGAAGTCCAAATGGACTTATGATTCCTGAAAATTTTAAAACACAAAACAATGAAGATGTGATGGGTAAAGCATTAACATTTCATTATTGTAATGATGATGATAAACACTTTTTATTTAAAAAATACTTTATATGAAAACAAAATACGAAGTAACGTATCAAAAACCTCATGGTAGTAGATGGTCAGTTCATAATGTATTTGATAGGTACTATGAAATATTCTCAAAAAAATATAATACAGAATATATTACACCGGTCAATACAAGTGAACCTGCAGGACCACACTCACCACATTTAATGACGATAAGAAATATCGATACAAGAAAATATGTTGTAGTTTCTTATTGGGATAGGGCTAATGAATTATTGATACCTGCGTTGGGTTGGGATACAGAAAATTTAGTTACTATAATAACCTCTGCTGGCGTTCACACACCTAACGAAATATTTACTCCTTTTAGTTATGGATGTTATACCACCGAGTTTGACGATTTGCATCTGAACAGAAAAAAAGTAAAAGACAAACAAAATAGTAATTTGGAATTTAGGGGTTACTTATATGCCGAAAGACATAGTTTGGCGGAAACAGGTAAACTAAACATTTTATCTCAGAAAATTCATCCTAACACAGAATATTATGAAAGTTTGAATAATAATAAAATATGTTTGTCTTTAAATGGCGCAGGTGAAATCTGCAACAGGGACATAGAAATTTTATCTTCAGGTTCGGTTTTATTTAGACCTGAATTAAAACAAAAATTTCATAACGAGTTGATACCTGATTATCACTATTTGACATTCGATACTCACAGTGACCCAAACACACAAGCAGATATTATTTTAGATAAATTTGAAAGCATTAAAAATAATAAACGACTACTTAATAAAATTTCTAATAATGGTTATGAGTGGTTCAAAAAAAATGGTACAGTAAGTTCAAATGTAAATTTACTGAAAAAAATAATAAACAAAGAATTATTGGAAAAATTAAAATGAAAAAAATTTATTTCACAACACTCAGTTTAGGTGAAAATTATACAAGAGATTATACTTGTAATTTAATTGATGATGTCTTAACAAAAACAAATCATTATTTCGCGGTCACCACAGATTGTCCAAAAATCATAACTGAAAGATTTGGTAAAAATAAAAGAATATTAATTGACAAGATTGATAGGTCAAAATTAAAAGTTAGACTCCCAATAGGACCACCAAAGTTAGCAAGTGATTTTAACTTCAACATGAGATACCTTTGTCTTAGACAACTCTTGGAATTGGAAGATTCAATTGTTATTTGGACAGATTGCGACAATTCTTTAGAATGGTGGGATGAAAAAGAGGTAAGAGATTTCTTTGATTCTATGGTTTCACAAGGTAAAAATTTTTTGGGACCTAGAAACGAATATAGATGGGGCGGATTCTTAAATGATTATTTTACTAAAAACAATAAAGAACATGGTATTTTTTGGCATAAAATATACAATTACGATTTGGAGGATAATCCATATAATGGATGGGATGACGCACCACTACCCGCCGAATATCTTTTAGTGTTTTTGGAAACAGGTGAAAAGATGAAAAAGTTTTACGAACAATTTAAATGGTTTCATGATTATTTAGCGAATAAAGATTGGACAAACGGAACTTGGGCTGAAGGTTTTGAATTAGGAGTATCTTCTTACGTTGCGGGATATACACCATATGATATTGGTTGGCACCATCCTATTTTAGCAAGAGCAATAAAGGCTAACGGTCATAAATCACCAGAAGGTAAACCTAAACACGGAACAGAATTCCAATAAGATGAAAGAAATTTATAAGTTTTTAGCAAAGTTTAAATTAGATAAAAAGTTTTGGACACACACCAATTTATCAAGTGAAGATTATGGTAATAGGAGTAAACCGGCACCATATATAAAAGCAACTGTACAAATTGCAAAAATGTTAGGTCTTAAAACCTTTGTTGAAATAGGTTCAACAAGATATGCGGTTTCTCCTAAATGTGTTGATTATTATAATAAAGAAAACGAACCATTTAATTCACCACCTTGTTGTACTGACGGGCACTGTGGATTTTTCTTTGCGGATGCTGGATTTGAAGTTAATACAGTGGATATTGATTTGAATTGTATGACGCAAATAATATGGTCATATAATAACTTAGGAAAAACCTTTCCTGAAAATGTTAAAATGCACATACCAAAAGATGGTATTGAATTCCTCAGAGAATTTCAAGGAAAGATAGACATTCTTTTTTTAGATGGTTGGGATGTAGGAACTCCTGATTATGCTGAAAAACATTTAGAAGCGTTTTTGGTAGCAGAAGAAAAACTTTCTGATGTACATTTAATATTAATTGATGATACTGATTTCATTTTACCAAACGCAGGAAAAGATTCTAAATTAACTCCTTATCTGATTGATAAAGGGTATATACAACTATTCAACGGTAGACAAACATTATATATTAACACTGATAAAGTTGAGATAAAAAACACAGAATTAGATTTGCAGTATAGTGATTATATCTTAGGTGAGAATCCTAAAGTAATAATTTCACTATCAACAACACCTAATAGATTGTCCGAAACAAGAGAAGGTTGGGGAGTAAAACCATGTATTGAAAACTTACTTTCATTTTCCTATCCTAATTATGAAGTTCATTTTAATGTACCTCAATTTTTCCACAAAACAGGATTACAGTACGAATTACCGGAATGGTTACTTGAAAAAATCCAACAAAATGAAAAATTAAAAGTATTTCGTTTCAACGATTTTGGTTCAGTAACTAAAATTGTACCAACACTACAAAGAACAACTGACCCCAAAACTGTAATAATAACTGTTGATGATGATATTATTTATCAAGATGGGTTTATAGAATATCATTTAGAGAAAATCAAAAAACATCCAAAATCAGTATTAGGATTTGCAGGGATTGGTGCGAGAAATGGCAGTTGTCATTTATGTACAACAGTAAAAGAGGATACAGAGGTTAGAGTCATTGAAGGATATAAAACGGTGTCATATTTAAGAAATTTCTTTAAGGACGATTTTTATACAGAATTTGTTGGTAAATCTTGGAGTGATGATATTGTAATTTCCGCTTATTTAGGTAAACATAAAATTCCTAGAATTGTAATTAACTACGACAAAGACGAAGATTTCAGAGCAAGAGTAGAATCCTTTCCAATTTTGAAAACAATACCAAATGAAACATCGGGTTGTAATTTATATAGGTCCGAACAAGTTTCCGATAATTATGATTATTTTGATAAACAAGGTTATTTCCGATAAAATTTAATATGCAAGATAGAGAAAATTTATTAAACAAAATCGTTCATTTTCATAATGAAATGATTGAAACCAACATTATAAATAAAGAACAGATTTCTACATTAGTCGATAAATTATGTGAGGTTATTGAAAACAACATTGATGGTGATGTTGTTGAACTTGGTTGTTATGTTGGAGAATCATCCAAATACTTGACTAAAACTATTTTAGAAACACAATCAAATAAGAAACTTTTTGTTTATGACTCATTTGAAGGGTTACCTGATTTATCAGATTGGGAAATAAATTCAGGTTGGCAACCAAGAACTTTAAATACCACTGAAGAAATACTTATTAAAAATTTTAAACAAAACAATTTACCAATACCCATAATACACAAAGATTGGTTTAAAAATATTCCTGATTATAAAATACCTGAAAAAATTTGTTTTGCGTTTTTAGATGGAGATTTCTATGATTCTATCTATGACAGTCTAACAAAAGTTTATGATAATGTTACTACTGGTGGTTACATATTTTTTCACGATTATAAAAGACATGATTTACCCGGAGTTGAGGCTGCGGTAAAACAATTTTTGAATGAAAAAAATATTAATCAACCAATACATGAAATAACTAAAGAATTGGCTTATATCATAAAAGGTGAGAAGGGTGAATTAATAGACCAATTACCACAATTGGATAATATAATAGAAAAGAAAAACAATTCAAAGACGACAATAGTTACAGGTTTGTGGGATATCGGAAGAAAAGATTTATCTTCAGATTGGGCAAGAGGTTTTGAACACTATATTCAGAAATTAAACCAACTTTTAGATACCCCAAACAATTTAATTATTTTCGGAGAACAATCACTAAAAGAAATAGTTTTCAAAAAAAGGACAAGCGAAAATACTCAATTTATTGAAAGAAAAGTTGATTGGTTTAAACAAAATGAATTTTACGAAAAAATACAAAACCTGAGAAATAACCCGTTGTGGTCAAATCAAGTTGGTTGGTTAAGTGATTCAACACAGGCAAAACTCGAGATGTACAACCCTCTTGTAATGTCAAAAATGTTTTTATTAAATGATGCGGCAATTTTAGATAAATTTGATTCTGAGTATCTTTTTTGGATTGATGCTGGTATAACCAACACGGTACATAGTGGATATTTTACACATGATATGGTTTTTGATAAAGTTCATAAACTAACAAGCAAGTTTTTATTTGTTTGTTTTCCTTATGAAACAAATACAGAAATTCATGGATTTAATTATGAAGCAATAAACAAATATTCAAATAACAAAGTCAATAGAGTTGCTAGGGGTGGTTTTTTTGGTGGAAATAAAAATAGTATTGGTGAATTGAATTCTATATATTATCACCTATTGAAAAACACTTTGGAAAGTGGGTACATGGGTACAGAAGAATCTGTTTTTACTATAATGACTTATCTTTATCCTGATTTGATTGACATATATAATATTGACGGTAATGGTCTAATGGGTGGGTTCTTTGAACACATTAAAAATAATGATGAGTTTACACCCGCAGAAAATGATGTTATTAGGTTAAAACCACAATTGTCACCAATCAATCAACAATATAATTCTGATTATATTATTGATAATGTTTTGAATATTGAACATGGTTTCACAAATAACGAAGAAACTGCACTTTATGTAATTGGATTTAACTCACCAAATCAATTCAAAACACTAATTCATTCCATGATGTTTTATGATAAAGGTTTCATTGATAAAACAAAAAAATATTTGTTAAATAACTCAACTGATTTATCAACAACCGAACAGTATGACGCCCTTTGTAAGTCATATGGTTTTGAACATGTAAAGAAAGATAATTTGGGTATTACAGGAGGAAGACAATGGATTGCCGACCATTTTAATGAAAGTGGACATAAGTACTGTATGTTCTTTGAGGATGATATGTTTTTCCACTCAGATAGAGTTGGATATTGCAGAAATGGTTTTAACAGATACGTTCCAAATTTATACGACAAAGTTTTGTCAATTATGAAAAAAGAAAACTTTGATTTTTTGAAGTTTAATTTTTCAGAGTTCTTTGGTGATAATGGAACACAGTGGTCTTGGTATAATGTACCCCAAGTTGTTAGAGTTGCAGAGTTTCCCGAGAAAACAAAACTTCCAACACAAGGATTGGACCCCGACGCTCCAAGAACAAACTTCAAAAATATTAGAAGTGTTGATGGATTGTCATATATTACTGGAGACATCTATTACTCTAATTGGCCACAGATTATGTCAAAAGAAGGAAATAAAAAGTGTTTCATTGATACGAGATTCCAATTCCCATATGAACAAACAATTATGTCCTTCATTTTTCAAGAAACAAGAAAAGGAAATATCAAACCGGGTCTTTTACTTTTGACACCAACGGAACACAATAGGTTTGAACACTATGACGGTTCATTGAGGAAAGAGTGTTAAATTTTTTTAGATAGATTTTGTAGATTCAAAAAATATTTATATCTTTGTTGAAACAAAAGGTAGATACTACCGACCGAAAGTATCCGTATTGTGTCTGGCGAAACCCGACACGGGTTTAAATACCTTTCCTACTAGGAAAAAACTAAAAAAATGGGGACTTAGGTCCCCATTTTTGATGTCATAGATATTTATCTTTATGAAATTATTGTTTTTCGTCAAAGACCTTATAATTGAGAACAGAAAACCACGTAAAGTTAGAGACTCTATTGAGTTTAATGGAAAAAAAATATTATTATTTTCGTCATACCACCAATGGTTCGATAGACACGGAGATGAAGATTATGAAACAATTAAAACCATTTACTTTGACAAATTAACCTTAATGGATAATTACAGAGTCGGAGTTCCTGATAGGATAATAACAAAATTGTTCAGGAAAAACATTTCAAAAATTGAAAATTCATTCGAACAAGAAAAAAATGACAGAATTATTTTTGTTAAAAAAAGGACCGATAACGATGATGAAGTTGATTTTGATTTCATTGAATTTATCTTACAAAAAAAGGAGAATGGTTATGAGATAATTACTTCAGCGTACTCTGATGATGGAAGATTTTTGGTATTGGGATTTCCAGTTAGAACTACAAAAGTAATGATTGAAAACAAAATCATCAGAAAATATAAAATAGTATACTTGAGTTAATGGAATTTAATATAAAGAAAAATGGAACATTACCACTACTAAAAATGCAAGTGGTGGATGACGGAAGGAGTGAAGAATTTGACTCTTTTATGAGTTTTATTGAGGCCTCGTCTTTATATTTTTCAATGATGGATGTAGAAACGGGTTCTTATAAAATACATTTGGAACCAGCAGGGTTTGTGGAAAAAACTCAAATCGAACCAAACGCCAAAACAGAGTATTATATTTATTATAAATTCCCAAAAAAATATACCAACAAAGTTGGAAGATATGAGGGTGAGTTTGTATTAAAAAACACAGACGGAACACTTGTTTTACCTATTAGAGAAAAACTTAATATAAATATACTTGAAAGTATCGTCAGTGAAGAATTTGGTGAAACATACGATTTGACTTTGGAGGCTGAGATTAGTTCAGGTTCTACGATATTTAATTATACCTTAAAATCCTCAAGTCCCGTATTTTATAATACGACTGTAAACTTTACACATACTTTACAAACCATTACAGGAAGTAGTGTTGTTATAACTACTGGTGTTACAATCAACAGTTTACAAAAAGTTGGTTCTTTGACTATAAACTTAAGTGGTATCAACTATAATAACTTAACACAAGTCAATACATTTTCGAATGTTCTAGTTTCACCAATAGGTTTGGCGTCTTCGGTAGATATAACTGAAAAGGTTAAGTTTTTATATCCAGGTCCTACAACCACACCAACCCAAACTCCGACTAACACACTAACACCTACTATAACCCCAACTATAACTGAAACTACGACTAATACATTAACACCTACTATAACCCCAACTATAACTGAAACGACAACCAATACGGTAATACCAACTAATACACCAACAACAACATAATAAAAAATGGAATGGTTCATTAAGAAAAACGCAACACTACCTGTAATCAAAGTCAAACTTTCTCAAAACGGAAGAAGTGACTTTATGAAAACTATGTCAGTATTAAGTGAATCCGAGGTTTATTTTTCTATGACTGACGTTGAAACAGGTATACCAAAAATCTCATCAGTTCAGGCGAATGTTTTAACCGGTCTAACAGAAGACGGTCAACTAGAATATTTTACATATTATCAATTCAAAAAAAATCAAACTAAAAAAGTCGGAAGATATAGTGCTGAATTTTTGGTAACCAACTCACACGGAAATTTATATATGCCAATTACAGATTCTGTTTTTATAAATATCATTGATAGTTTTGCGATTGATGATGTAAATTTTTCATCTAACTACGAAATAGAATTTCCTTGTTGTGATTGAGTTTGATTTATTGTGATTTTATATTTATGATTGAGTCATAAGGTAAATGTCGACAAGTTCGGCAGCGAATAAACCAATTTTATAATATGTTATCACAAGAAGAAATTAAATCCTTTTTAGAAGGAAATGACCCCGAGCAATATATAGTTGCGGTGGAATTTGATTACGCATCAGATTCAATATTCAAAATCAAAGAAGACCCAATCAAAGGTAAAACAATTCAAAAAGAAAGTTTTGTTCCATTTGCATGGGTAGGAGACCTCAAAGACCAAAATTTCTATAAATCATCAAAAGGTTTACAAAAAGAGGCGATGTCAAAGTATGGTATCGTTATTGAAAAATTGGAAACCAAAGGAAATGAGAGATTGGAAAAAGGATTAAAATTTTTGGTAAAATCCTTAAAGGGTTACCGTTCATTGATTCAGTTTTTCAGAGATGGTGGAATTGACCCTTGGGGAGAAAAAACAAAGGACCTTATTTTAATTTTACCACCAGTTGAGCAATATCTCATATCAAAAGAAAAAAGATTGTTCAAAGGATTTGAGGAATATAATGATATCACAAGGTTTGTATTCGACTTGGAGACGACCTCTTTGGAACCCAAGGATGGTCGTATCTTCATGATTGGAATTAAAACAAACAAGGGATTACAAAAGGTAATTGAATGTGCAACTCCCGAGCAAGAAAGAGATGGTTTAATAGAGTTTTTTAATACCATTGACCAAATAAAACCCTCAATCATTGGTGGATATAACTCATTTAACTTCGACTGGTTTTGGATATTTGAAAGATGTAAAGTTCTTAATATTGACGTTAAAAAAACCTGTAAGACACTAAACCCCAACTATAACATTTCCCAAAAAGAGAATATGTTAAAATTGGCAAATGAAGTTGAGAAGTATAACCAAGTTGGAATGTGGGGTTATAACATTATTGATATACTACACGCAGTAAGAAGGGCTCAAGCGATTAACTCAAACATCAAATCTGCGGGACTTAAATACATTACACAATACATTGACGCTGAAGCCGAGGACCGAGTATATATTGACCACGATAAAATCGGTTCAATGTATGCAAAAAAAGAAGAGTTTTGGTTGAATATCAAAAATGGTAAATATAAAAGGGCGGACAACCCTGCTTTTGAAAACTTGGACACCCGTTTTCCTGGTACATACATCAAAGTTAAAGGAGATGAAATTGTTGAGAGATACCTTGACGATGACTTGGAAGAAACCCTTTTGGTGGATGATGAGTTCAACCAAGGAACATTCCTACTTGCATCAATGATTCCAACAACCTACGAAAGAGCATCTACATTAGGGACCGCTACAATTTGGAAGTTGATTATGCTTGCTTGGTCATATAAACATAAATTGGCAATTCCTGAAAAGGAAGATAAAACAAATTTTGTTGGAGGATTGTCAAGATTGTTGAAAGTCGGTTATTCAAAAGACATTTTGAAACTTGACTATTCTTCACTTTATCCTTCAATACAACTGGTTCACGATGTTTTTCCCGATTGTGATATCATGGGTGGTATGAAGGCGATGTTAACATATTTCAGAACTGAGAGGATTAAAAATAAAAATTTAGCCTCAGAGTGGAAGAAAAAAGACCCCAAACTTTCACAAAAATATGACAGATTGCAACTTCCGTTAAAGATATTTATCAACTCTTTATTCGGTGCCCTGTCCGCTCCACAAGTGTTTCATTGGGGTGATATGAAGCAAGGTGAAATGATTACTTGCACAGGAAGACAATATTTACGTCAGATGGTTAAGTTTTTTACCAAAAAAGGATATACCGCAACCGTATTAGATACTGACGGATGTAATTTTAGTTTACCTGAAAATGTAGAAGAAAGAGTGTATTATGGTAAAGGTATAAATCCACAGGTCAAAGGGGGTCATAAGTATGAAGGGTATGAAGCGGACGTTGCTGAGTTTAATGAGTTATTTATGAAATCCCCAATGTTTTTAGATTGTGATGGTACTTGGAAAAGTTGTATAAATTTGAGTAGGAAAAACTATGCAACATTAGAACATAATGGTAAAATTAAACTAACGGGTAATTCGATTAAGTCAAAAAAATTACCATTATATATTGAGGATTTTCTCGACAAAGGGATAAAACTTTTGTTAGAAGGTAAAGGACATGAGTTTGTTGAATGGTACTATGAATATTTACAACAGATTTTTGACCAAAAAATTCCACTCATGAAAATTGCTCAAAGAGCAAAAATTAAATTGTCATTGTCAGATTACGAAAAAAGATGTAATGAGAAAACAAAGGCCGGAAATGCGATGAGTCACATGGCCCATCTTGAACTGGCTATAAAACATAAAATTAAAACTAATTTGGGTGATGTTATTTATTATGTTAATAATGGCGTTAAAGCGTCTCACGGTGACGTTCAAAAAGTAAATAAATTGAAAAGTGGATGGAGTAAAGAAGTCCTTGATTATTTATCAACCAACAATTTACCATTACCAAATGACGATGAAAACTCTATTATTAAACTTAATTGTTATATGTTAGAACCTAAAGACATTGAAAATAACCCTGATATGACCGGTGAATACAATGTACCAAGAGCTATTTCGGTATTCAATAAGAGAATAGAACCTCTACTTGTTGTTTTCAAACAGGAGGTGAGAGATGGTTTGTTGGTTACCGACCCTGAAAGTCGTGGTTTGTTCACCAAAGACCAGTGTGAACTAATTAATGGAGTTCCTTTTGAACCCGAGGACCAAGACACACTTGAAGACCTTCTTAAAATATCTGATGATGAACAAGTTTTTTGGAAAAACAAAGGTATCAGTTCGGAGCATATTTATAATTTAGCACAAGAGGGTTGGGAAAATTATATTTTGTAAAAATACTACTTTTACTAATTTGAGAGATATTTATAGTTATGGGAAGACCAAAGAAACCGACAGAAGAAAAAAAAATAAAAGTTAGTATCAGTTTAAATAGACAACTTTATTATAAAATTAAATCGGATAATTTGAAAACTTCCCGTATTATAGAAAAATTAGTGGAAGAATATTATGGAAACAAAGATTTGTAGTAAGTGTAAAGAACTAAAAACAATTGACGAATTTGGAAAAGACAAATCTAGGAAAGGAGGGTATAGTTATCTTTGTAAGATATGTCTTATAAATAAAAGTAAATTATACAAGGAAAACAATCAAGAAAAAGTTTTATCTTCTTATTCTCGTTATAGGGAAAATAACAAAGAAAAAATCAAACTTTCACGAAACGAGTATAAACTTAAAAATAAAAGTAAAATTACTGAATATAGAACGTATTATTCTAATAAAAGAAGAAAAGAATCAAACATTGTAAAACTTTCGGAAAACATAAGAAGAAGGATTAATGTTTTTTTATCGTCAAATAAAATTACAAAAAAAAATAAAACATTTGATGTTGTTGGTTGTACTCCTGAATTTCTTAAAGAATATTTGGAGAAAAAATTTTTAGAAGGTATGACTTGGGATAATTACGGTTTTTATGGTTGGCACATCGACCATATAATACCATTATGTACGGCAAAAACAGAAGAAGAGGTTTTTAAATTATGTCATTACACTAATTTACAACCATTGTGGTCCCAAGATAATTTCAAAAAAGGAGGGAGAATAGTTTAAGATAACTTTAACCCATCACTTGATGTAATGTACCAATGTCCTTGGGCAAAATAAAACTCAACACACGATTCGGATGTAATTGATAACTCATCATATTTTTCATCAAACATTCCAATATCAGGAATTATTAAAGTGTTTGTTAACGACTTAACCCTAACGTGGTCAGTTGCGGCATGATTTAATTTCAATTTACAAAAACTAATATCTTTTACAATTATTAATCCCTCACCATTAGATGTATATTCAGGTTCAGATACAATAACAATTTCAGATGATTTTATAATTCTACCACCAATTACTTTTTCAGAAGGTATTGAACGAATAATTGCCATATTAAATTACATATATTTGTCTTGGGAATGCTCTGAATTTCATTTGTTTGTTTAGATTTTCAGCAATCAGAGCCTCCCTTTCCATAACCTTTTCAGGCTTTAACCTTGTCAATCTACCCTCGGCGCCAATTAATTCCTCAATTAATTTTGTCTTTTCATCCTTCGCTTCAGTGGCTAAAGATGTATAATCCATAGTTAATTCAGAATCGGGTGTTTTTAAGTTACCACTATACTTTCCTCTTACTCTTGATAAGGTTTCTTTAACATATGCAATAAACCATCTACGAACCCACTGCTTAGCGGGATTATTCAAATCAATCCAAGATAATTCATCAAAAGGAACATCAGATGGTAATTTTATAATATCAGGATTACTTTTTAAACAATCATCCCTATCAGCACCTTCAGTATCATAATACCAATACCATACTTGTCCTCTCATTAGATTAGCATTTCCGAAGTCGAATTTTCCACCTGGAGTCTGCATCAAATGAATTGCCTTTTTACCATCAGGTAATGCGGTCACACGATAAGTTAAATCTCCAGCAATAATTCTTCTTTGAATATTAACTTCTTGCATACGAAGTAACATATCAAAAGCGGGCATCATAAAGTATGAACCAACCGTGTTACCCATCTGAGCAAATCCACCAGGACCACCCAATCCTCCTGAACCAATACCTCCAAAAGACCAAGGGTCAAAGAAAATATTGTTTAGTGTTGCGGGAGTAAACCATAACAATTCATTCAATTCACGACCTGCGGGTATCTCATAAATTTGCTTTCCTCTTTCTAATTGAATAAAATCCTTTTTCAAAACCCAATCTCCATTGGTTTGTAGTCCCACAATCTTTGAGTATGCATATGAGTATCTTGTTTCCCAATCTAAACTCTTTGTTACAAACGCTCTTGATAAAGATTGAGTATCCAAATTTAGATTATATAAAGAAGTCCATTGAGATTCAATTAACCAATCTTGAACATACTGAGCATAATCTTGAACGGAAAACTCCAAAAGAGTATCCATTTGTTCATCAACTATTTCAATAGAACGTAAAGGTGCTCCAAGTAAATGTTTTACTTGAGTGTAAAGTTTGGTTCTTTCAGGTTCAGGAATAACAGCCATAGTTAGTTTATATATAAATATCTAACAAACTACCTTTTCAACCTCTTTTTTAGCAACATATAATTGTTTTTTCTCTAAAATATCGGAATTTTTATTAAAAATGTATGTGTCGATTGTTTTATTTTGATAATCCGGTTTTATACGGAATCTAATAGATAATCTCAATTCATTACATCCTCTTTGACCAACATTTGACCAATAGAAATCTATAAATTTAATGGGTACAATTGTATAATTTTCATAAACAATACCCTCCATATTATTTTTAATACTATCAAGATATTCTTGACCCTCACCTTTTACCCACTCATAAAGACCACGAATTACTGAGTTATAAATTTCTAAATGTGAACCCTTGTATTGTTTATTTTTTGATTGTTTAAAAATTGAAAAAAATTCTGACAAGTAACTATCTATATTAACGTCCATCTTCTTGACCTCAAAGTTAGAACCAGATGGGAATACCTCAGTTTTTTTTCCATTATCCACAACATAAAGAGGGGTTTTAGACACTATGTCTGATTTTATAACAACCTTATCACTTAAAGATGACTTAACACAATTTTTTATCTTTAAGAGTAATTTTTGAAAATCATCAGTAGAGACACTTTTGAATCTTTGTATTTTTTCCAAAAAATTATTATCAAGGTCTTCACCGCATTTATATTGTAAAGAAAGAGCAGTCCTACTTAGGTCAAAATAATCACCCTCGAATTCTTTCTCATATTTTGAATATTCTTTTTCTCTAACATTTTTTAATATATCTTCTAAATCATCAGGAACTATGGACATATCTCTTAATTTTAATAATTGTTTTTTGGTCACATCATCATTAAATTCTTCATCATTGATGAAATCAGCAACCACCTTCAAGTCATTTATGGTTTTGTTTCTATCTATCAATGATAGTTCCAATATTTTTGGTAAAAGACCTGAATTCTTCCTATTAAAAAATTTGTATAGAGTTTCAATACTTTTGTTCAAATCGGTTATTAATTTTTGGTCGGTTAGCGATGACCTCAAAGCCAAAAGTTTAATTGCTGAGTTGTTTTTTTTACGAGTTTTTTTATATAAAACATTTAAATAATCGTCGTCAAACATTTCATCTTGGTCTAAATATTTCTCTGTTAATCTAACTAATTGACTTTCAGATATTAAAATTTTCATTTGATAATCTCAATTAAAGATGTTGATGGTATAGTGTAATTTCCCCCCACAATCTTAGTGTTGCGATTATCGAATACAAATATACCAAATTTTTTATTATAAAATACAATCCAATCTGTATTATATTCTTTTACGTTGGCAGTATTATATACTGTATAAGTATCTTTATCTAAATTATAACTACCAAAAGGTTTGATTTGGGCTGTTTTAGTTTCACCATCAACAATTATTTCCGCATCAATACCTTCTTTAGCGTCTTTTGAACTACCCAATTTACCCACAAGTGATACATTATCATCTCCGTATTTTTCTTTCAATTTAACAACCGTAAACTCCTCAGTCATTTTACCAAGTTGTTCGGTCTTACTTAACGTTGATATAAGATTTTCAAAAGTTTTAGATTTAGTTGAAAAGATTCTGAATTTGAATTGTTCGATTATTTGACACATTCTTTGAACTTCATTTAATTGTTCTCGGGGTGACACACCGACAAATTTTAATGGGGTTTCGTTTTTAACCCTCAATAGTTTATTAATGTCTTTTACTAAAATACAAAACCCTCTGATGTTTGTGTTTAAATAATTCAACACCGACCTTCCTTCACCTTCTAAATTATAAACACCGGCCATTTCCCCGTCTTTATACTCATTTTCCTCGTAGTATCTATCTGAAAAAACTTCTTTCAAAACAGATTGAATTGTTTTTTTATAAATCTGTTTAACCATTGGATTCAGATTAAATATAAAACGATACGCCTCGTTTTCTTCTCTTGAACAACTTTCACTAACACCCTCCGATAATACAGATTTTACATGTGCCGACTCATTAAGTTTATTCTTTAACTTCATGTTATACATTTTACCGACAAACTTCCAATTTATTGCTTTGAAAAAGTTTTTGATGTAATCGTCCCTTTTGTTCTTATATCTCAAGTAATAAGCGTGTTCCCACAAATCAAGACCCAAAAGTGGATAACCCCCATTTCTTACAATATTCATAAGTGGATTATCTTGGTTTGGAGTTGTCATAATCTTTAAAGAACCCGATTTTGTTAACACAAGCCATATCCATCCTGAACCAAAGTTTTTCTTGGCCTTTTCAGTGAATTCTTGTTTGAATCCCAAAAAGTTATGAAAATCTTTTTTAATTCTTTCGTAAATTGTTCCTGTACATTTCTGTTCAGTTGGAGATAACATTTTCCAAAAAAGTGCGTGGTTGAACGCTCCACCCGCATTATTTCTTATGGTCTTGTTGTACTTGCTAATTGATTTAATTATTTCCTCTAACTCAACATCACCATAATCTTTTTTACTTAATGCATCATTTAATTTATCAACATAAGTTTTGTAATGTCCGTTATAGTGGTAAGACATTGTTTCAGGGTCAATGAATTGTTTTAAAGCGGAATACGAGTAAGGTAATTTCTCAATTCCTATTTTTTTCATTTCATTTATAAATAATTTTTCATTATCCCTTGTTTCTTCTTCTTTTATTTGACTGGCTATTTTTTCTACTTTTTCTTGAAGTTTTTTCATCATTTAATTTCATGTTCGTATTGATAAATATTAAGTTATTTCGATTTATCCTTCCGAGTTAATTGAATTCAGTATTAGTTCAGCGGCGGAACCCCTATCTAAATTGTCACCCATCACGGTTTCAAAGATTCCTTTTTTCTTAATTAAGATGTCGTAAATCGCCCCCTCAATTGTGTTTTCAAACAAGGGATAATAAACTAATACACTATTTTTTTGTCCATATCGGTACGCTCTATCCTCGGCTTGTGAATGGTCCGACGGAACAAAAGATAAGTCATTAAAGATAACAACCTCAGCGGATGTTAAAGTAATACCAACACCCGCAGCCTTTATATTACCACAGAAAACTTTGACCTTATCATTGTCTTGGAAATCATCCACCGCCTTTTGTCTTGCTGGTTTGGTAGAAGAACCATCCAAATAAACGGCAGATTTTCCAAAGTGTTCATAAATTCTCTTTAAAGGTTCCGTGAAGTTAGAAAATATGATAACTTTTTTTCCTTGTTCTAAAATGTTCTCAGCAAGTTCTATCGTTTGTGAAACTTTTTCATCTGCGATTACCTGTCTTACTTTCATCAGTTTTGAAAACTGAATTGTAAGTGATGAGGACTCCTCTTTATTATTTCTATACCAATCATAATACTCACCCATAAGGTTTTCATATTCTTTGGATTTTAATCTCAAATAAACGGGGTTAATTATTTTTTCAGGTAAATCTAATACATCGGTTTTTAATCTTCTTAATATTTGTTTTGAGGTTCTATCACGAAGTTCATCCAAGTTGGATGCTCCATTAACGTTCCATACCTTTCTTTTTCCCGCTCTAAACTGGTATCCCTCACAAAAACGAATTACATACGCCATCCAATTCTGTGCAACAGGGGATTCAATTAAAGACAATAAATTAAAATAATCAATCGGACGAGATGTAATTGGGGTTCCAGTTAATAACCATAGACGATTAACGTTTTTAACAAAGTTATTAATAAGTTTTGTTCTTTGGGCTTGTGAGTTTTTGATATAATGCGCCTCATCAATTATAACCAAATCAAAATTTGCATTTAATATCTGTGAATTCTCTTTTTCTTTGATGTCGTGAAAGTTTTTTATGATATCATAATTTACAATAACAAAATCCTCATCACTTGAAAAGTTTTTACCCTCACAAATATAAATTGATTTATCTGTGTAGTTTTCGATTTCTCTTGCCCAATTTATCTTTAAAGACGCGGGACATATAATCAAAACCTTTTTTGCCCCTGACTCTAACGCAGCGATAATAGTTGAGGTAGTTTTCCCCAAACCCATATCATCGGCTAATATAAACCTTTTACTTCCTGCTAATTTCTCAATTGCTTCTTTTTGATGAGAAAGCGGTGGTCTATGAGAATACTTTGAATAATCAATATCAACTTTTTCTACCGTATGGGTTTTAACTAAAGCGCCTTTCGGCATCCAAAAATCAATCATTTGTTCGTTCTCAAAAAATTTACCCCAAATGTGATATGATTTTTCTTTCTCAACCAATAACTTCTCAACATAAACTTTATCAGGTATTTCTCTAAATAATTTTTCATCAGCGATTTTCTTTGCAAAATAGGGGTCCAAATCAACCCACTTTTTGGCGACCTTTGGTTTATCGTTATGATAAGTTATAATGTAATCAGATTGAGTTCTTGTTGGAAAAAACTTTTTATTTAGCAATTGTTGCTGCTTTAAACGCAAAATAAAATTATTACCCCCATCATATGTGGATAAAATTTCTAAGGCCTTTTGTTCAATTGATAATAGGTTTTCCAAAAAAATAGTTTTATAACTAAAAATAAGAATTAAGTAAATATTTATCAATATTATGGCAAAGAAAGTCCCAATTACAAGATTAGGTAAATTTTTTGGTGCAGAGGATTACGATTTGGATATCAACATGGGTTCTGAATGGTTGGAGGGGGACATGAACTTCACTTTGGTTTTATATCGTGTAAACAGAATTAAAACAAAAAAGGATGATGTTTATGGTGAAACCCTAAAAGACGGAATTCAGTTTGACCCACCAATTGAATTTAAAGCATTTGTTCAAGTTATGGCTCCAACGTCTAAAAATTACGGTAACTCAAAAATTGAACAGACCGAACCAGGAAATATTAGAATATCTGTGTATATCAAACACTTACAAGAACTTGGAATTGATATTGCGTTTGGTGATTATATCGGTTATTATGAGTCAGAAACAAGAGTTAGATATTATACGGTAACTGATGATGGTCGTGTTGTGTCGGATAATAAACATAATTATGCAGGGTATAGACCTTTTTATAGAACAATCATGGCAGCCCCTGTAACGGATAACGAATTTAGAGGATTATAACATGGCATTTCCAAAAAAAATCAAAAAAAACATACCACTTAATTATCCGAAAACTTTATTCCCAAGAAGGGAGGAGCTAATAGACCAAATTAATAAAGATGGTACTTTCTTACCTAAATCTATTTTACATTCAGATTTAGATAGGGGATTTTTGGATTTTATTAAAAATGAATTAGAATTATCTGTTGATGGTAAAATAGTTCCTACAGTTGATATTATAATCACGACTCAAAATTGGGCTCAATTCACCGAGACATGGAATTTTGTTGACTTAGATTTCAATGTTAAACCTCCATTTGTTACAACTGTAAGAATACCTGAAGTTAAGTTTGGAACAAATCCTGCTGTTTTATACAATATCCCAAATAGAAGACAATATTTTTATGCAACTGTACCAACATGGGATGGAAAAAAATTAGGGGCTGATGTATATAAAATACCTCAACCAATTCCTGTTGATATTACATACCAAGTAAAGGTTGTTTGTAATAGAATGAGAGAATTAAACAGATTCAATCAGTTGGTTCTTGGAAAATTTGCATCAAGACAAGCATATGCAACAATTAAAGGACATTATATACCTATCATATGGAACAATATCTCTGATGAATCTGTAATGGATATAGATAAAAGAAAGTATTATGTCCAAAGTTATGAATTTATTATGTTAGGTTTTCTAATTGATGAAGAAGAATTTACAGTAAGTCCTGCGGTTAATAGATTTTTACAGGTTTTTGAAAGTGATGGTAAAATTTTAACAAAGAAAACTAACGGTAGAAATGAACCTGCAGAACCAAGAAACATTGAATTTGTATTTCCATCAGGTACTACCGAAGTTGAAAAAACATTTAATTTATTTGACACATTAACATTATTGAATACTGATAACGTTACGACTTTTGATGTTTATGTAAATGGGGACTTTTTTGGTTCAGATTTGATAACCATACAGATAAGCACGAATGATGTTGTCAAAATAATTGTAACCAAAGTTGATAACACTTTGGAATCTAAAATATCTTACGAAGGGTTTAATAATTAATTTTCCCCGTAAATATCTTTTTTATCTCCGCATTTTTCACGAATAAGTTGTTCTAAGAAACGATAAATTTTTATCCCTCGCTTATCACAATAAGTCTTTAGAATGTCGTGAGTCTCTTTGGAAATTTTTAAATTTTTGATTTCTGAATTGCTGGAGCTCATAATAGAAAAAAAGTAGAAAATAATCTACCTAAAATATAAATATTTTGTTTTAAGTAAAGTTTTTGGTTTTTGAGATAATATTTATTGAGAAAATAATAAATCTTAAAAAACTCAAAAAAAATGGCAAACACAAAAGTTTTCGTTTCTCCAGGGGTTTACACATCTGAGGTTGATTTGTCTTTTGTCGCTTCTAGTGTAGGTGTTACAACATTGGGTATTGTGGGTGAGACCCTTAAAGGTCCTGCTTTTGAACCAATTTTTATATCTAACTACGACGAATTTCAAACAATTTTCGGAGGTACTTCTCCTGAAAAATTTGTGAACACACAAATTCCTAAATATGAGGCGGCATATATTGCTAAAGCATATTTACAACAATCAAATCAATTATTCGTTTCAAGAATTCTTGGTTTATCAGGTTATGATGCGGGCCCATCATGGTCTATTAGAACAATTGCAAATGTTGACCCAAGTACTATCGCTGTTACAAATAGCGACTTGTCAACAGGTGTTAATTTTACGGCCGATACTACTACAAATCCTTTTACAGTTACATTCAATCAAAGTCAAATACCTTCTCAAATGTTACCATTTTTGGATGTGACTTATACAAATAATGATGGAAGTACCTCTTCTATTAGAGAGGAATTAAATTCATTAGTAATAACATTGGTTAATAATGCAACAGGTGGAACAGAAGAAAATAATACAGAGGTATATTATTTTGGTAGTATACCAAGTGCGACATACAACACTTTATTAGGTGGTTCGGCGCCAGATGCTAACGTTCCTCTTACAGCAGAAACTAATGTTTACAGTGTTGATAATTTATCACTTTCGGCAAATACCCTTAGTAATTCAAGTAATGATGCTTGGTATTATGCATTATTTGACAACTCTAATGGAACTTATACCGGTTACGCTTTCTATGCTTATCAACAAAACACGGTAGGTATAATTACAGGGCCTCCGGCTCTTGGAAGAATAAATATTGGTTGGGTCGAGTTCAGTGGTACTTCATTCAGTGATTACGAAAACCTTGTTGTTGCAACTTTAAGGTCAAGAGGTGCTAACCTATACGTTAATAGTTCAGGTCCTGTATACGAAGTAAGTGCAACTACCGGTGTTACTATGGTTTGTACAGGAAGTTATTCTGGCGTAACGTCAAATCCGTTCTCAACTTTCAAAATTACAGGTACAACTAATTCAGGTACAAACTTTGATTTCGAGACATCCATGAGTATTTCAGCAACTAACACTCTATCAAAAGTATTTGGAAATACAAACTTTGATAAACCAAAAGCTGAAGTTCCATTGTTTGTTGAAGAAGAATACACAAACCTTTTATATTGGGCTTACAACAAAGGATACATTAGAGGATTGAACTGTGATTTGATTGAGTTGAATTCGGCAAGAAGTACATCGAACATTTCAATCGGTAACTACTTGGAAAAATACCAAACTCCACAAACACCTTGGATTGTATCAGAATTAAGAGGTAACACAGTTTACAGATTATTCAAATTTATAACAATCTCTGATGGAGATTCTGCAAATAGAGAGGTTAAGATATCAATGGCTAATATGTCTTACGTTGATAATACGTTTGATATCTTAGTTAGAGATTTTTATGACACAGACCAAAATCCTTTTGTTATTGAAAAATATACAAAATGTTCAATGAATCCAAGCTTGAATAATTACATCGGTAAAAAAATAGGTTCATCTGATGGTGAATATTCATTAGTGTCTAAATTCATCATGGTTGAACTTAATGCGGACGCTCCAATTGACGCGATACCATGTGGTTTTGAAGGATATGTAACAAGAGAGTACAGTGGTGCTACATTTACGAAATCACCATTCTTAATCTACAAAACTAAATATGACATCCCTGGTGAAACTATTTTCGAACCACCTTTCAACACACCTGTAGGTGCGGGTTATTCATTAACTACAAATGGAGACAATTTGAGAAGAACATTCTTAGGTGTTAGTGATAAAATAGGTATTGATATTGATTTCTTGGATTATAAAGGAGGTCAAAATGATGGTGATTTATGTGATACTGAAGATTTCCCTGATTGGAACTATAAAACAAGAGGTTTCCACATGGATAAAGAGGCAAGTGCTATTACAATCTCTAATGATTATGTAACAAGCGGTACTCCTGAATTCTATGTAGGTGCTGCAACATTCCAATCAGAACCAGAAAACCAAGACAATGCTTACTACAGAATATTTGCACGTAAATTTACTGTAGTTCCAGCAGGTGGTTTTGATGGATGGGATATTTATCGTGAGTCAAGAACAAACACTGACAGATTTATCTTAGGTGGTTCAGGTTATAAAAAAGGTGCGTGTTTTAATTCTAGATATCCATCGGCAACAGGCCAAGGAATGTTCAAAGAAATAACAATTGACCAAAACTCAGTAGATTATGCTAACACGGATTACTACGCATATTTGTTGGGAATGAAATCTATGGCTAATCCTGAGGCGGTTAATATTAACGTATTTGTTACACCAGGTATTGATTATGTAAATAACCTTTTATTAGTTAACGCAGCGATTGAAGTTGCTGAAATTGACAGAGCGGATTCTATCTACATTACAACTACACCTGATTACAGTATGTTCGTACCATCGGCTTCAAATTCTGAAGATGCTATTTACCCACAAACTGCGGTAGATAATCTAATCGATTCAGCAATTGATTCAAATTACACGGCAACATATTATCCTTGGGTATTAACAAGAGATACGGTTAACAACACACAACTTTATATTCCACCAACTGCTGAGGTGACAAGAAACTTGGCACTTACTGATAATATTGCATTCCCTTGGTTCGCAACCGCAGGTTACACAAGAGGTCTTGTAAATTCAGTTAAGGCGAGAAGAAAACTATCTCAAGAAGATAGAGATGTGTTATATGAAGGAAGAATTAATCCAATTGCAACATTCTCTGATGTTGGAACAGTAATTTGGGGTAATAAAACTTTACAAATCGCTCAATCTGCTCTTGATAGAATTAACGTAAGAAGATTGTTACTACAAGCTCGTAAGTTAATTTCAGCAGTTTCTGTGAGGTTACTATTCGAACAAAACGACGATATCGTAAGACAACAATTCTTGGATGCGGTTAATCCAATTTTGGATTCAATCAGAAGAGATAGAGGTCTTTATGATTTCAGAGTGACTGTAAGAAACACACCTGAGGATTTGGATAATAACAGATTAGTTGGTTCAATTTACATCAAACCTACAAGAGCGTTAGAATTTATTGACATTACATTCTACATTACTCCGACAGGTGCTTCATTTGAAAATATCTAAAATCTATGAAGAATAAAGTTGAAAAACCAAAAGAGACAAAAAAACCAAAATCAATAATGGTTACTGAATCTCAATTGGAAAGAATAATTCAAAAATTGTCAAAATGATTAAAAAGGGAAGATATAAAAAACCGGTTTCCGTATCCGAAGGGATTACGGAGACCGGAACTCCCGATATGAAGTATTATGCTTTTGATTGGGACGATAATATTATGTATATGCCAACCAAAATTATTTTAAAAACCGAAGATGGTGAAGAGGTCGGAATGTCAACCGAAGATTTCGCACATTATAGGTCAAAAATAGGTAAGGAAGATTTTAAATATGAAGGTAATATTATTGTTGGTTTCGGTGAAACACCATTCAAAAATTTTAATGTTCAAGGAGACAAAAAATTTATAATTGACTCAATTACGGCGCCAACAGGACCCGCATGGTCGGATTTTGTTGAGGCGGTAAATAACGGTTCAATTTTTGCAATTATTACCGCAAGAGGACATACACCAACAGTTTTAAGAGAGGCTTGTTACAATCTAATTGTCTCAAACAGAGATGGCATTTCATTCACAGAACTTGTCAAAAATTTGGAAAAATACAGAGATATTGCAGGATATCAAGGAACTCAAGATAAAATTCAAATAATCAACGAATACTTAGATTTATGTAGATTTTATCCTGTGTCATATGGTGAAGGTTCAGCAACAAGTCCAGAAGAAGGAAAAATAAAGGCAATGAAAGAGTTTATATCATATATAAAAGAAATGTCAAATGAAATTGGAAAAAAGGCATTCCTTAAAAATGATGTGAGCAATAATTTTATTCCCGAACCAACTTTAGGATTTTCAGATGATGATATAAGAAATGTTGAATCAATGAAAAAACATTTTGAAAATGAACCTGAAAATATTTTACAAACTTACTCAACTGCTGGGGGAATAAAAAGAAAGTATTAAAAAAAATAAACTTGATAATATTTATCATAAAAAATAAACTAACTTAAAATTTAAATAAAATGGCTGATTTACTAATGAAAATGCCCATACCGTATGAACCAAAAAGACAAAATAGGTTTATATTAAGATTTCCATCATCTTTGGGCATCAACGAATGGTTTGTGGAGTCTACCGCAAGACCACATATTACAATTAATCCTGTTGCAATTCCTTTTTTGAATACAGAAACATACGTTGCAGGAAAATTCAATTGGAGTACCTTACCCGCTAAATTCCGTGACCCAATTGGTCCATCGGCGTCTCAGGCTCTTATGGAGTGGGTTCGTCTTTGTGCAGAATCTGTTACAGGTCGTATGGGTTATGCTGCAGGGTACAAGAAAAATGTTGACCTTGAAATGTTAGACCCAACAGGTGTTGTTGTTGAAAAATGGATTCTTGAAGGTACATTCCTATCAGATGTGAATTTTGACTCTGTAGGTTATGGTCAAGATGGTTTAGCAACTATTTCAGCGACCATGAGAATGGACCGTTGTATTTTGGTATACTAATATAATTTTTTTCATAGAAAAGTCCCAAGCACACAGTGTTATGGGATTTTTTTGTTTATTTATCAAAATAGTTTTATATTTTTTTGATAAAACAAAACTATGGAACAGGACATTGCGCAATATGGTCAAATGAATTTCACACTACCCCATGATATGGTAGTTTTACCATCAGGAGGTATTTTTTACAAAAGCAAGAAAAAATCGGTAAAAGTTGGATACCTAACCGCTTCAGACGAGAATATATTAATTGGTGCCCCAAAAAATAATACAGAAGGTGTTGTTTTATCTCTTTTGAGAAATAAGTTGTACGAGTCAGATTTAAGACCTGAAGAATTATTGACTGGTGATATTGAAGCGATTTTAATTTTCCTCAGAAATACTGCATTTGGACCCGAATACGAAGTTAGTTTGACAGACCCCAAAACAGATAGGAGATTTCCTGTAACTATTTTATTAGATGAGTTAAATATAAAAAAGACGGAGATAAAACCGAACGAGGAAGGTACGTTTATTGTAAAACTTCCAAAAACAGGAAGTGAAGTAAAATTAAAACCAATATCATTGATGGATAGTTTAGATTTGGAAAAAATGGCAAACGATTATCCCTCAAACAGAGTGGCTCCAAAAGTTACATGGAGATTGAACAAACAAATAATTTCAGTTGATAATAATACTGATAGAGGTTACATTGCTAAATTTATTGAATCATTACCGATTGCTGATTCAAAATTCATAAGAAATTTTCTAAACGATAATGAACCAAGATTAGATTTACAAAAAGAAGTAACCGCCCCATCAGGAGAAAAAGTGATAGTTGATATCACATTTGGGGTTGAGTTTTTTCGGCCTTTCTATTGATTATAGAAAAATACTTTCTGACGAATATTATTATTGTACAAAACATCTTAACATTTCCTATACGGATTTTTTACAGTTACCAACTTATCTTAGAAAATATATGATAAATAAGTTGATAGAAGAAAATACGCCAAAAAATTAAAATTTTTGGTATTTATAATTAAAATTATTTCATGTTAGATGACAACACCAAAAATGAGAAAGATGATGGTAACAACAAAAGTTACACTAAATCCTTATTAGACCAAACAAAGGAAAGTTTAAAAGGAACCGCAAAAGAAACTTTTGATGTTGGAACTACTCTCTCAACCATTGGAACTGCGGTACAGTCACTCAATAAAGAGTTAGGAGGTTCTGCAAATTTAACTGCGGTATTGGGTACTAATTTTACAGACGCAGGCCAAAAAATATTATTAGTAAGTAAAGATGTAAGTAGTTTAGAAGAAGCGATTGCCAAATCAGGCGACTTACAGAGAGAAACTATAGAAGCGACAGGTAGAGCTTATATGGCAACAGGAAATGAGTTGGCGGGTATATTAACTGCACAAGAAGCCTCAGGAGTACAATCAAAAGTACTATTAGAAAATTTCAAAGAACAGGGATTTGCTTTACAAGCAATACCCAAAACTATGGAGAAGGTTATTCACACTGCAAGGGAATTGGGTGTGAATGCAAATGCGGTCTCTGAAAGTGTTGTTAAAAATTTAGATAAATTAAACACATATAATTTTGCAAATGGAGTTGATGGGTTAACAAAAATGGCAGCCCAAGCAACCATGTTTGGAATTGATATGGGTAAAATATTTGCTAAGGCCGAACAATTATTTGACCCTGAACAAGCGGTTGATATGGCGGCATCTCTCCAAAGATTAGGTGTTGCCACAGGTGACTTATTGGACCCACTCAAACTGATGGATTTAGGTCAAAATAATCCACAGGAATTGCAAAATCAAATTGTTGAAATGAGTAAGAGATTTACTTACTTCAATGAACAAAACCAAAAATTTGAAATCTTACCTGGTGCTAAAAGAGAACTAAGAGAAATAGGAAAGGTAGTAGGACTTAATGCCGACGAACTTGCAAAAATGGCAATAGGTAGTAGTACACTAGCCGACAAAATGAGTAAAATACGTTTTCCTGAACTGGAAACAGGACCTTTAACTGAGAAACAACAAACAATGATTGCTAATCTTGCAGAAATGAGAGATGGTAGTTATAAAATACAGTTTGAACAAACAAGAGTCGATAAGGAAACAGGGGAAAGATATACGACGGGTGAAAAGGTTGAGAAAAAGGTTTCTGAATTAACTTCTGAGGACTTCAAAAGTTTGGAATATCAACAACAACAATCCGCAAAATCACTTGAAGAAATTGCTGCCGAGTCTATGGGTTACGATAAGAGAATCGCAAATGCCGTTGAGGCGATGGCCTCAACCGCTAGAGGAACATTATCGACATCAAGATTGGCAAATAAAGGAACTGAATTTCTTAATGAACAAATTTCGAAATTTTTGAGTTTGAGTAAAGATGTTAAAACTGAAGAAGGAAGGGAACTCTTCGATAAAGGTATTGTACAACTAAGAGACCTTGCCGAACAATATAAAACCGCATATGAAAACGATGGTAGTATAGATGAACAAGAGAAAAAACTACTAGAGGAAAAAGGAAAGGGTATTGATGACATACTGAAAGATGCCGCAACAAAAGCGGGAAATGTAGGTACAAAAATATTAAAAATGGCCGAGGAATTTGGACCGGGATTGATAAAAACTATAGACCAAGCAACCAAAGATTCAAATGTAGGTGAAAAAAGTACAGGTGTGGAGTCTATAAAAACAAGTCAACCTGATTATAATGACCGAACTAAAAATTTAATGCAAACAATTTTAGACAATCAAAACTCAAATTCACAACCTACCGCAACAAACACACCAACTCAAACTCAACAACCAGTCAATTCATCAAGCGTTGTTACAACAAATAACCAAAATAATAATAGTGTAACTAATAATCAAAATACCACTAACAATCTTAATCAAACAATTAGTCAAATACAACAAGGAACTGATGCGTTACAAAATTCTATGGCGGCTGTACAACCATTTAATTTGGATTTGAACCCACTAACTACACTACAAGAAAAACAATTATCCGCAAATGAAGGTAGTTTTTCAGAATTGAAAACTTTAAATACTAATTTGAGTAACAATAATCAGACCTTGATTAGTCATTTATCTAAAATGTCATCGTTTAATGAAACTATAGCTCAAAATAAAGAAAATAAAAATATAACTAATGAAGTTATAATAGACCCATCCAAATTAGTTTCGCAAAATAATCAAAATCCTACAGAAATTAAAAATAATATTGACCAAAGTGTTAATAGTCCGGTTACCAATATCAATAACGATAACAGAAATCAGACAACAAATAATTCAAATGTAAAAAATAATAATGAATTCGTTACAAATAACACTGAAACATCACCAATAAAATTTGAACTCCCTAAAGTAGAATTTATGCCCAATTCGGACTTAACTTCATTAATTACAAATCAGGAAAAACAATTTACTTTATTCGAACAAAGACTTGAATCTATGAACAAAGGATTAATGACGAATAACTCAATTTCGGATTTGACTTTATCAATTCGTGATTTAGATAAGAAAATTAATCAGGATAAAACTATTACTCCTCCGATAGGTTCTATGGTGAACAATAACATAACAAACAATACGCAAGAGTTAACTAATGTAGATAAAAGTAATAACAGTCCTGTAACAAATATAACCAATGACAATAAAAATTTAGCGACAAATAATACAAATTATAATAATGATAACAAATTTGTTACAAACAATACTGAAAATTTATCATTTCCTAAAATAGAAATACCAACCTTCGAAGTGCCAAAATTTGATAATTTATCATCTCTTCTTGATAAACAAGATGAAAAATTTGGTTTGATGTTAAGTAAATTTGAAAATAAAGATAAACAGTTTTTGGATTACGATTCAAGATTATCAACGGCAATCGAAAATATGATTGCAATTGCAGAACAAAATAAAAACACGCCAACACAGACAACGACTCCAACAAATACAGAATTCAAAATACCGACTTTACAAATACCTCAACCTACGAGTATACAAACACCAAACATTACAAACATATCTAATACAACTAACAATAATTTGACTGAAAATATGCCTCAAATGGCGACTAATACCACGTCATCTATGAGTTATTCAGGTGAATTGAAATTGACAGTTGATGTAACAGCACCTCCTGGAGTTGACCCAAATATGGTAAAAGATGCTATTCATAAAACATTACACAATATGAATGTTCAAGAATCTATTATGAAAAACGTGACAGGAGGACGTGTAGGACAGTATAATCCAACAACAGGAATACCTGTATAGTTTTTTAAAAATTTTGACTTTTTATCTATTTATTAAAAAAAAGTTGAATGGCAACACCATCATTACTCAAAAAGGCTCAAGACACTAATAAGTCAACACCAAGTACAGATAGTCCATTATCTTATCAGTCCTCTCAAGTGTTCAGAGAAGAACTAATAATAAAAAATTTGGTCCCTTATAATATTGCTGGTATAAATTCAGAACCACAAGGAACTGTTATTTACCAACAATCAGTACCTGATTTGGCGGCAACAGAGGTCCTATTCTCAATAGATGGTTTGGGATTACCGGTAGTATTCAGAAATAAAACTCCTGACCAATTAATTGTTCCATCAACTTATTTAGCTTACAGTATATTTACAAGTCCAAACCCTGTTGGTAATAAAGGACCTTTAAGTAATGACTCTTATTTGGCAAAAATAGGTGCTCAAGTTCTGAAAAAATCTTTATTAGAAACCGATGCCTTTTTCATAGACCAATCTTTACAAAACGATAATTCAGTAAGTTTCAAAATCACAACTCCTGATGTTAATGATACGTTCATAAGTAAGTTAGCAGGAACATATGTACCAGCATCACCAATACCAGGTGATTACTTTTTAGACGGTTTAAATAAAAGAACAACCGATACTTTAGGTGAAGTAATTAATCTTGTTGCCGGTAGAAGTACAACTGTCGGTGGTATATTTAATGGTTCTTTAACAAGGGCGATTACTCCTTCACAAATATTTTTAGAAAATACAAACGATGGTCAAAAAGGTTTGATGTTCGCAAACCTTTCTTACAACATTTTCAGACCCGCTTATGGTGATAGTACTGCATCAGGATTGTTAGGAAATATTTTAACCACTGGTGTTAATAACATATTAGATAATTTTGGATTACAACTACCAGGTGCTTATTATGTTGGTTCAATCACATCTGAACCAAGTTTTGCTACATCACCAATTAATCAAACACCTATTGATAACTATGGTAGAGATACTCAAGCAATAGTATTGGGTCCTGATGTGTTGGGTAAAGATTACGAAGGAAATGAAAGTCGTATTAATTTTGGTCTTAGGTCAAGTGCCCTTATTGACCAAGGAAATATAGAAAGTGATTTAATTTGGGTTTCGCCAAAGTACAAAGCAGGAAATAGTTCATTTTATTCTACATCAATTAACTTCAAACCGGGTTCAATTTTAGATGATACACAAAGATTAATTGATGCTGCGGATAGATTACAAGGTGAGGCAAGATTTAAACATGTCGGAAACGCGATAAACCAAGTAAGTAGAATATTCAATGATGGATATAGAAATATAACAAAAGGTTCTAAAGTTCAAAAAGTAACTTATGTAAATGGTAAAGCCGAAGTTGGAACAGAATACTGTAGAATTTTTACCAAAGATTCACCTTACGCAACATATGATAGGTTACAAAAATCTGATGGCATTACAAATTTCGGTAGAAGATTTTCATACTCTGTTTTGGATAACACTTATAATTTGAACATTTATCCAACAAAAGTTGTTGAAAACGGACCTACACCATCATGGTTAGGAGAGGGAAACGTTAAAAAATATATGTTTTCTATTGAAAACTTGGCATGGAAAGATTCAAAAAAACCAGGATTCAATGTTCAAGATTTACCATTATGTGAAAGAGGACCAAATGGGGGTAGAATAATGTGGTTTCCACCTTACGACTTAAAATTCAATGATAACTCAACAGCGAATTGGCAAGACACTACCTTTCTTGGAAGACCTGAGCCTGTGTACACATATAGAAGTACTTCAAGAAACGGTACTTTGAGTTGGAAGATTGTAGTTGACCACCCGTCCGTATTAAATTTAATTGTTGATAAAATTTTGACAAATGAATTGGATTCAAATGCTGATAAAGTAATTGAATCGTTTTTTGCGGGATGTCAAACATATGATTTATATGATTTTGCAACAAGATTCAGTAATGTTTCATTAAATGATTTACAGTATATTCAAGAAATTTTATCGAATGCAACACCCGCAGAAGCGATAAACATTACTAATAGTATCGCAACAAATCCAACAGAATCAGAACCTGGCCCAAACGTAGTAACACAAACGAAAACAGACACTATAACGCCAACCGCATTTCCAAAAGACGAGTTTTTAGGGTATGGTTTTTATTTTGATAATGACACCCCAAAAGAAACAGAACCATCTAGTTTTCAATCATATTACGAAGCTTATATTGCAAAAAAATCTACATACGTTCAAAAAACTATAGAGCCGGATAAAAATAGTGTCGGTCAATTTTTTGATGACATCATCATAAACAATTACGAAAAAATTACAAATTCTAACGATGGATTTATATTGAAGATATATGATTTCTTCAATAGAAAGCAAATAAAAAATATGACAATCAACATAAAAGGTTGTGCGTCGGCAAGTGCTAGCGTAGATTATAACAATAAATTGGCATTAAGAAGAATTAAATCAGTAAAAAAACTTTTAGAAACTTATGAAATATCAAGTGGTGATACTAAAATTTCTTTGAAGGATTTTTTACCAAAAATAACAATAAATGACGAAGCATTAGGGGAAACTGCAACCGAGGTGTCACCTAAAGGGAATTCTTCATTCAGAACCGTTGCAGCATGTACCAGTAATCCAGTTATAAATGGTAATACAATTACAGGACCTAATTCAATTTACTTATTACCTTCTATGTCATGTAGAAGTGTTTTTATTTCAGATATTACTACGACACTTGAGGACCCTATAGAGGTACAAACAACTGTTGAAGTTACACTACCACCTAGTAATGTACCTGAAACAAACAAACTTAAAATTTTACCAAATAAAGGTTCACAGGTTAGTGAACCCGTTTTTGAAACAATTAGACAACAAGGGCTCAGTAAAAAAATACTAAGATTATTATTGAGCGAGTGTAATTATTTTCAAGCAATTGAAGAGACTAGCCCTTTTCTTTATAGGTCTTTAAAACAAAAACTTAAATTTTTTGAACCAACATTTCATTCCACAACACCTGAAGGGTTGAATTCAAGAATCACATTTTTGAATCAGTGTTTGAGACCGGGAGATACTATACCCACTATTGGTGCAGATGGAAGACCTGTTTATAACGATGCGGTAAATACGGCATTTGGACGACCGCCAGTTTTAGTTTTAAGAATTGGTGATTTTTATAATACCAAAATAATACCAAGAAACCTCCAATTTAGTTATGAACCTCTAATATTAGATATGAATAGAGAAGGTATAGGAATTCAACCTATGATTGCAAATGTCACCCTTTCGTTTGATTTTATTGGAGGAAGTGGTCTTGCAAGACCTGTAGAAGATTTACAAAACGCATTATCTTTCAATTACTATGCAAATACTGAAATATACGATGAAAGAGCGGTGGCAACTGAAGATGTTAGTAAGTTAGACGCAATTGTTGAAAAAGGATTATTGGATAAAGAAGTACCACCACCACAACCTCAAAATAAAATACAAAATCCTGGTGGTTCTACAATCGGAGAAATATTATCTACTTCATATGATGGGGAGTTTTTTACGGGTAAAATAAGTTATAGGAAAGTCATGAAAGAATTTTTCGATGAGTTAGAAGTTTATTTTAAATCTGTAAATAGTACTTGTGAGGCGATAACTAAAAATTACAATTTCTATGTTTGGCAATATACTGATAAAGAAAGGGAATATAAAGAAGGTGAATTTCCTAATACAGGTACTACAGAAATCTATGGCAAACCAAAAAATTTAGATAAAACATTTGACGATAGATTTAATTTTGTGATAAATCAAATAAATAAAGAAACAAATGTTTTGGTTGCTAAATTTGTAGAAAAAGGGTTTAAGGAACCTGTTATCAAACAATTAAAATCAAAAATGATTGATTTTATAAATCAAAAAATAAAATCTAATTTTGTTGCGGGAATTACACAACAACTTTTACCTCTTTATGAACAACAACAAAAAGTTATAAATTTTATTGATAAGATGAATTTAGTTTATGGTGAAAATGATGGGCAAATAAAAACCGATGGGTCTGCTTTACCATACCAACTGTCTGGAAATTCTATGTTTGATATAAAATCGGATTTAGAAAAAGTAGCGGTAGATTTAGATGAATTTATAGTTAGTTTAGGAGATAACAAAATAATTACCCCAAGTAATAATTTCTTACTAGTACCAGACAATAATATACCCGACCCCGATGTAGAATCTGATTTCTTCATGATTATTTCTCAAACATTCACTGATAAAAACAAATTGCAAGAATTTAGTGATTTTGTTTTTCCAAATAATATGATTGGTGGTATTGAGGTAGATAATCCGAAAAAACCTAAAAAATTCTTAAATGATATTTTAGGTTTGGATTTTGGAGACGCCTTCAACTTGGTATTCGGTAAAAGTTTTTATGATAGATATAGACAGGCAAAAAATAATTTAGATAAAATACCAACAAATTTTTTCGGAGGAAGTAATCTACCTAGAAAATTTAAGACCTATGGTAATTTCAAACTAAGCAGTTTATCAAATGACAGAAAGGTTAATTTTACAAGTAATGTACCTAATGCTGATGAAGTTAAAGAAAAATTACTTAATTTATATAAATCAGTTCCTTCCCAAGGAGCTAAATTTAATGGAAAAATATTATAAATGGCTTTACAATATTATAATAGATACGATGGTTTTTTGATTAACGGTAATCAAACGGTTGTTCCTTTTATTAAAGTACCAATAAAAACAACAGATAAGAAATATATCTATAAAGTCGGTATGTCTAGGTTAGATAAAGTATCTCAACAATATTATAACAGCCCATTTTTTGGTTGGTTAATCATGGCGGCAAATCCTGAGTTTGGAGGTAATGAATTTCTTATACCTGACGGGTCTATTTTAACAGTTCCTTTCCCTCTACTATCGTCTTTACAGGATTACAATAACGCACTTGAAACTCATTTTTATTACTATGGCAGATAATTCTGAAAACATTTTTGTTGAATTTGATTACCAAAACATCATAATTGTTGACCCAAACAAAATTGTAGACCAAGATGGTAAAGCGAAAGATAGATTGGTAAACCATGAAGATTTGGTAATGTATGCTAATTTGGAGTGTTCATTAATACCAAGAACAAAATTAAGTTTGGGTATTGAACAAAGTGAAATCAAGACCGTAGAAATTGCAAAAATTAATTTTTTAAAACCAGGTGACCAAAAGTATCTAAATAATAGATATACTGAGTTATTTACAGGACCAAGTGTACCTGAGGCGAATGCTCAACCCCAAAAAAATTTTAGATTTTATGAGCCAGCATCCGATACCGTAGATAAGGGAGTGATAGAAACCTCACTGTTGGGTATCACAAACATCAACTTAAACATTAATACCTCCTTCTTACCAAAAATTACAATGACGTTACAAGACGTTAGAGGAAGAGCGCTATTTGAACTTGGAGATAAGTCGCCTTATGCTGCATTTTTTAATCTACCATATCCCTCTTTTTATTTAACATTAAAAGGGTATTACGGTAAAGCGGTAAGGTATCAATTAATGCTACAGAATTTCAACGCCAGATTCGACAACAATAGTGGGAATTTTGAAATCACCCTAACGTTTTTAACTTATAAGTTCAATGTCTTATCAGATGTTTCGATGGGATATCTATTGGCAACACCTTATATGTATCCAACAACGGTATTACAAAAACAAAATTCACAAAACCCAAATACGACAAATGTACCTGCAATACCAAAAAATTATACGTTGGGATATCAGAAAATTAGAGAGGTATATAATGAGTATAAGTCAAAAGGTATTATTGCCGATGATTTACCTGAAATTACAGTGACTCAATTACAAAAAAGATTGGACACTTTTATTAAAGATACTTTAAAAAATTGGGGTCAGGTTAATATGGAACCTCTTACCAATGTTGAGACTTATCAAAAAAATCTTCAAAAGTTAAAAACTGAAGTTTTATATGTTGAAGATTCTTGGGTAAAACAAAATTTGGACAGTAAAAATCCATTAGTTCTAAAAGGAAAAGATGCACAAAAGGTTTATTTACTGAAACCCGTATTAAGATTAGCACAACAAAAAGAACAAGAAGCAAGAGTAAAATTAATTACGATATTCCAAACATACAACAAGTTATTAGACGAGAATCCGACATTAGGATTGAAAGGTAGTTATACGATAGGAAACAAAAAAGAAAATTCAGAGGTAAACAATAATGTTAGAGTACCAACACCACCACAAAAAGAACCCGGTAATTTACCTGATTGGATTAGTTTTAACGTTACACCCGAAGAAGTTGATTTTGAAAAATCATATTCATTGACTTACAATAAAAACCCACAAGCACCTGAAAACGCAGCTGATTTTGCTAAGTATAGTGCAGATACAACATTAACAATAAGTTTATCACAACCACCTAAAGAAGAACCAAAACCCGACCAACCGCCATTTTATGATAAGTTCTATGCCTTTGAAAACAAAAAAAATTTTTTAGATAAAATAACACAGATGGAAAAATCTGTTAACATCAAAAAAAATGAAATTACAAAAAAACTTGGTGATGAATTAAATAAAATTATAAAAGAAGGTTCACAAGGAAAAAGTGGTTTAGGATTTACACCAACAATAAGAAATGTACTTGCAGTTTTATTTGCGAACGGTGAGGCATTTCTAAGATTAATGGATGATTGTCATAGAGAGGCATGGAATAAAAGAGATAGTGATGTTAGAAAAAAAGCGATACTTGGTGCTAAAGTATCATCAGACTCTTCTAACGAACTTGTCTATCCTTGGCCTCAATTGATTAAAGAAAACGAAAAAGATGGTATCAAAACTTATGATGTAACATACCCTGGTGACCCCGATGTTGTACAAGAAACTGAAGGTTATCTATTTGATGAATGGCCTGAAATTGAATTTGTAGAGGAACTCTTAGGAGGTCTTATGAAAAGAGACCCGAGCGACTCACAATTCCAACCAAATGACAAAGAAATAAATACTGTTAATCGTTTATCTTTAAACCCGATTGAATTTCCTATATCCAATGGAATTTACCAAAACAAAGAGGAAGTAAAATTTTTTTATGAATTTTGGGAAAGGATGGGGTCAGTTTCAAATTTCTCAAGAATAAATAGAGGTAAATCTGAAAATTACTCAATCGATGAAATTGTTTCACAAACCGAAGCAACAAACATGTTAAATGCTTTGGGTACTGAAAATGTATTTCTAATTAAAAAATTAAAAGAGTATTTAATCACACCCCAAACCATAATTCCAATTTTGAAAACAATATCAAATTTGGGTGAAGGAGAATCTTATCAGAAGTTTATAAGGGGTTATTATTCTACACCTTATATAACTAGTTATACCAACACAGATTTCAAAGTATTTGATAACACAATTTTTGAAAAATTTTCAAGTGCCGAGCAAAACCAATTAAAAATTGAAAAGTTACAAGATTTAGATAATTACATTAAATCAAACGAAGCCTCAAAAACGGATTTTATGGATACCTTCCCTCTGACCAATAATGGTTGGATTAAAGATTACATGGCGGAAGGAAAATTCTTTACTAACTTGGTAAATAAAACGGATAAAATTATAACATATAATGATAATATAAACACAGTCGCTAATTTCGATGTTGAAGATACGACCACTTCAACAAAAAGACCTGTAACTTATTTCTCATATGTACAAAATGGTGAGATTAACACTTTTGATTTTCCTCCAATTAATTCTACAACACTATCAAATTTCTATACACAAAGAAATAGTCCTGATGTAGGTGCAAAAAGAACACAATTACCAACCGAAGGTTCCGTATTTTATTCATCATATAGTGGTGGACTTGTAAGTGAGCAAACCACATCAATGTTGAATACACCTTATTTCATTAATGCGATTCAAAAAGGGGTTTTTAATTATAAAACAAATAGAATATATCCATATAAAGAGGCTGCTTATTTGTTCATAAATAGTTTACCAATAGCCACGTTAAAAGAAAAATACAAATCGTTATCTAATAATAATGTTGAGAATTTAGATTATATTTTTGCATCATTTAAAAAATTTGGAGGTGTTCATAAATTACCATATCCATTCATATTAAAATACGGTTCTTTGTGGCATCGTTATAAAACAAAAGTACAAACGGGAAATGATTTTTTAGACGGTATTTGGACTGATTTTGATTATCTTGGAAATTATGACCCATCATCATCGGCGGCAACCAAAACATATGCATTTACAGGTGAGGGTGAAACAAGTGAAACTAGAATTACTTTACAAACAAGTGATACGGTTGGTAACTTAACCGCAACAAACATGAATGTTGGTTTCTATCCTAAATTGATTAATGATTTTTCGTTTTTCTTGAACGGATATGAAATCTTCACATCAACAGTTACAGCTACCACTGGACCATATGCAGGATTTTCGGTAGGGTATTCTGATGAAGATATACAAAATGGTATTAATTCAGGATTTAGTATAACAAGAACATCTTATAATATCGCACAACAAGGGTCCGACAAACAAAACCCTAATAGAACAATACTGTTAAATTCATATTCAACATTTGTTAGAAATAATGATGATACAAGTTTCTTCACATTACCATCAGTTGGAAATAACTTCAATCAATCGTTCAATGAATGTTTCAAAAACCTTTCAAATAATACTGCGAGTCCTGAAAAAATAATTGAACCGACGGATAATAAATCCTTATTCAATGGTTCTGTAAGAACATTTTGGATGTCACCGAATTATGGTTGGTTTGATTCTTCTCAGATACAAAAACCAGAATACAACCAATATCTAAAGAAAATTTATAACGATATTGAATCCCAAGATAACTTCACTCTAACCAAAACATCCGAATATGCATATTTTGATGAAATTACTAGTGGATTCAAAAAAGAAATATTGGATGAGATGGAAAGAATATTTTTGAATTTTTCATTATCTCGTTATGACTTTCAACCAATTGATTTTTCACAGTTACCCTCATCAGGAGTTACAGATACTGTTTTTATAACACAAAATTTCCATAAAATGTTTACGGAAATGATGAGAATAACTATCGATAAAAAAGGTTTGAGTATTTCAGAGCTACAAAAAGAACAATATAAAGTAATAAAACCAATTATTCAATCTTTTATGGAATACGATATTTTATTTAAATATGGTAATCCTGGTGAATACGATAAACAACTATTTTTATCATTCACTAATTCATCCACGAAAAAATTTGGTGTGGATAGCGTGGTAGACCCGATAAAACCTTTACCCTATTCTAATTATACACCTAACGCTCTTCCTAATAAAAACTTCACTAAACCTTTAAGTGCGGTTACTGCTCAATATCCAAATGTATGGAATAGTTTATTATTAAATGTAGGTTTCTCACAAGCTGAAGGTATGAAATATACAGATACGGGCTCAACGATTTTTGATTTCTTTATTGATAATAATATCGAATTCAGCGTTGAAAACGTAGAAACATTAGCACCTCTGATAAAAATATATGCGTCGCAAAAAGCGAATGACAGTAGTTACAACAAAAATAAGTTTTATTCAGATATTCTTAATTTAGTAAATAAAAATAATAAGTTTCAAGATTTAGTTTTGATATCAACTTTTTCTAAACTACAAAAAAATCTACAAAATGTATCTTTCACACCACAAAGTAATCTTTCTTCGCAGTTGATTGGCGCTCAAGGTAAAGTGGATATATGGGAATCACTTAAATCCACAAATGATAGATGGATTGCTGGGTATGATTTGAAATACAAAACAATTTTTGAGGACTTGATGTTAATCGATAGAGCAAGTAGAGATATCGGTGATAAAGTTTTGGTTGATATTTTTGGTTTAAACAATTTACTCACAACTATTAATGCCACAAGTAATTTATTATATTACATACAGTCAGTTTTACAAATGAACAACTTTCAGGTTATGGCGTTACCCGCTTTCGTTAATTTTTATAATGTCCAAGACCCAATCAAAAATGCAATACCTAAAGTGGAAAATTCATTGGAGTTTGCAAATGATATGTTTGGAACTCATCCTAACGTAGATTATAGAAACTCAGGACCTAAAATGGTTTGTTTTTATGCGGGGAAACCATCTGAACATCCACAAATTAACAAACCTGAATATGCTTATCAAGATGACGGAATTTATTTCCAAAAATTAGATAGAAACACTTTAATTGATAATTTGGTTAATAAAAATGATTGGGGTAAATCAAATAGGGTAGTTGGTTTTACTGTAGATATGGGGTTACAAAACCAAAATGTATTTACTAACATTTCTGTCAGTCAAGATAATGGAAAACCAACATCTGAAACATTACAACAGTTGAATGATATGGCAAATCAAGCAGGTAATAGAAAAACATCAACGCAGAATGTTTCATTATACAACTTGTACAAAACAAGGAGTTATGGTTGTACAATACAAATGATGGGAAATGCCATGATACAACCTATGATGTATTTTAATTTGAGACATGTACCTATGTTTGCAGGTTCTTACATGATATTAGGTGTTAATCACACAATAACACCTGGTAATTTTACAACACAATTTGAGGGGGTTAGACAATCAATTTTCAGTTTACCTGATGTAGATAGTTATATACAAGGTGTTCTAACTAATTTAGTAAATACTGTTTTTAGTCAAGTAAAACAACCTAATTCAGCGTCTGAAGGAAATTCAACACCATCACAAAACACGGCTCAAGAAAAACAAAATCAACAAGATGCCGCTAAAAACCCACAACCATCATCCGCAGATTTATGTAAAACAAATCCTATATTTGATAAATTCCAACCAATTACAGCACCACAAAATGTCACTTTAAGTTTCAAAGAAACAATAGATTTATTAACGGGATATACTTCGTCAATGTCAGCAATAGACAATAGAGTAAAAACAAAGATAAATTATACTATGTGGTGTTTAATGTGGATAAATAACCGAACATCTACAGGTTTTGAAGGTTATGAAAGTAATTTCGTAAATTTACGATTAGATTTGAAAGTTAATAAAGTAGAAATACAATATGGACCAAGAAATAGTTTACTGACTGAAAGTTATTTCTGTGGTACACTACCTAGTAGTGATAAAGAAATGGCGTTTGCAACATTCGGTTCGCCAAACGACTTTATAAAATTTGGTATTGAATATTTTAAGGCGAAAGTGGATACAAAATTATTAAGTAAGGGTGAAATCAAAGATATTCAAGGTAAAATAAACAACTTAGACAAATTATCTGAGGAAATGGATAGATTGTTATTTACATCATGGCCTATTGAAGATAATACAACTAATTATGAAAAAGAAATTTTCCCAACCCAACAATGTAAAGATAGAATAAAAAATATAAAATCAGCAATTCAACAAGCACAGATTTTAGGTTTGTAATTT